GCCTACAAAAGCGGCGGCGGCGGCACCTCGTACACCGGCCTGGAATGCAGCCTGACCATACTCTGGATCATGGCCATCCCTTCCGGCGCGGGCAGCAATTATCTGACGGTAGTGGAGGAGACCGACCCCTAAGGGAGATCAACTTATGATGAACCCGATTCGCAATATCGAGCGCGCTCCCGGCCCCGGCGGCCCCGAGCGGTCGCTGGGCCTGTCCAAAAAGAACCCGCTCGGCGGCTTGGGCGGCGGCTTTGACGCGGGGCGGCACCGCCCGCACCAGTACCCGGCGCAGCGCGCCCCCGGTCTGCGCATGGCGAAGGGGCCGTCCAAGGGGCTGTTTAAGCCCAGCCTGTTCGCCATGCAGGAGGGCGGCAGTGTGGACGCGCCCGATCCCGAGGACCTGCGCTCGCCCGACGACAACCTGTCGCCGCACGACGCGCAGCTCAAGCAGCTCGTGGTCGGGGCCATGGCCGCCCTGCGCGGCGAGAGCCCCGACCCCAAGCGCGCCATCCAGGCCTTCATCGACGCCTTCGGCATGGACGATTACCTGGAGCTGCGCCAGATGGTGCTCGGCCAGCATCAGGAGCCCGACGCCGACGACCAGGGCGGGCCGCCCGATTTCGACCAGGACGACATCGGCCCGAGCGGCCAGGGCGCGCCGCCGCCCCAGCCGCCCCAGCAGCAGATGCCGCCCGCGCCCGCCGGGATGCAGGTGGGCGGCCTGTTGAGCGGCCCCGGCAGCGGGCAGAGCGACGAGATCGAGGCGCGCACCCCGAGCGGGCGCAAGGTGCTGCTCAGTGACGGCGAGTACGTGATCGACGCGCCCACCGTGGCCGCGCTCGGCGACGGCAGCAGCAGCTCGGGCGCGCGCCGCCTGGACGCCTTTCGCGAGGCCATCCGCAAGCAGGCCTATGGGCACGGGGATCAGGCCAAGCCCATGAAAAAGGGCGGCAAACTGATGCTTTTAGATGCTTTAAATAGTTAACTTAGTTGACTTAGTTTAAGTATGGAAACTTTCGACTATCTGTTGACCAGGGCGCTAGAGGAGATGTTAGAGATCCGGGTAAATAGTCTTGCCTGCGGGGCTCCCACCGATTACCCGGCTTATTGTATGCTGGTGGGCGAAATTCGCGGTTTGCGGCTGGCCTTGCAGTCGATCCTGAAGGCCCGCGCGCAGGTGAAGGAGACATGAGTAGCGTTGAGTTACAACCGGCCCCGGCTTCCATCGAGGCAATCCTCGAAATCATGCGGCCCACCGCTTACCGCCTCCTGGTGCGCCTGCTCAAGCTGGGCGAGCAGACCAAGGGCGGGATCTATCTTCCTGAAAACGCGCGCAAGGCGCACGAGGCGGCCAGCCAGATGGCCGTGGTGCTGGCCATGGGCGCGGCGGCCTACCGGGAGTACGAGCGGTTTCCCTGCGGGCCGTACTGCCAAGTGGGCGACACCGTCCTGATGCGGGAGTATTCGGGCACGCGCTTCTGTATCGACGGCGAGGAGTACCGGCTGATCAACGACGACACGGTCGAAGCCGTGATCTACCAGCCCGAGCGGATCACGCGAGCGGTATAGGGTTATGGCGGAAGAAGGCAAGGACATCACGGTCGAAACGGAAGACGGCGGGATCGAAGTGGAGGTGGTCCGCGAGAAGCGCAGCGAGCGGCCCACGCTCCGGGGCGACACGCGCTCGCTCGATGTCAAGGACGACGAACTCAGGAAATACTCGGACGAGGTCCAGGACCGCATCAAGAAGCTGCGCTTCGCCTACCACGAGGAGCGCCGCATCCGCGAGCAGAAGGAGCGCGATCTCGCCACCAGCACCGATTTCACGCAGCGCCTCTACCGGGAGAACGCCGAGCTGAAGCGCAACGTGGCGCGCGGCGAGCAGGCGGTGATCCATCAGGCGATCACGCGCACCGACGCCGAGATCGCGCAGGCCAAGCAACTGGCGAAGCAGGCGCACGAGGCGGGCTCCATCGACGACTTTCTGACGAGCAACGAGAAGATGGCGCGCGCCGTGGCCGAGAAGGAGCGTCTGCACCTGCTCAAGGACGCGCCGGTCGAGGATGCGCCGCCGCCCGCGCAGGCCGCGCCGCCGCCCGCTCCCGGCCAGCCGCCGCGCGATGTGCGCGCCGATGCGTGGTTCGCCAAGAACACGTGGTGGGGCAAACCCGGTTATGAGAAGCAGACCCGGTATTTGAAGGGCCTGCACCAGGATCTGTTTGAGCGCAACATCACCTCGCTCGGCACGCCCGATGTCTACTGGAAGACCATCGAGGAGGAGTTAGCGACTTTGCCCGGTCTCGAAAACGGCAATGGCAACGGCCATGAGCCCGACGAGGAGCCGCGCGCCCATACCCGTCCGTTAGCAGTGGCGGGCGGCACACGCAGTGCCGGATCTGCGACCGCTGGCCGCTCCCGCGTTATCCGGTTATCAGAATCGCAGGTGCGGCTGGCGCACCGGCTCGGCATCACGCCTGAACAGTATGCTGCCGAGCTGGTCCTTCAAGAGGAACGGGGGGAAGCGAAGCATGGCTGACCGAACCCCGAGAGAGCAGGAAACTCGCGAGTCGGAGGCGCGCGCCCCCGCATGGCGGCCCGCCAATTCACTGCCCGACCCCGCGCAGCGACCGGGAGTCAAATTCCGGTGGATACGAACGTCGGCTGGTGGACAGTCCGATGCAACCAACGTCTCGCGCCGCCTGCGCGAGGGCTATGTGCCGGTGAAGGCCTCCGAGCATCCCGAACTCCAACTGCTCACCGACAGGGACTCCCGCTTCCCCGATTCCATCGAGGTGGGGGGACTGCTCCTATGCAAGGCTCCCGAGGAAATCACCCGCGCGCGCAGCCGGTATTACCGTGACCAGACCGTGGCGCAAATGAACGCAGTCGATAGTCAACTCATGGCTGAGCAGGACCCACGGATGCGCAGCATGTTTCGGGAAAGTGGAAAACCGCGAACCCGTTTCGGACCCGAGGCGCGACGCGATCCTGGGGGCGAAACGCAATTGCCGACCGGCGTGAGGTGACACTGCACCCGCCTCCCCGCTAGGTCCTGTTCGCGCGCGCGCCCCGGCGGGCGTGCGTGACCGCCAACGTGTACTCAACGGAGAGACTCATCGCTTATGGCGCAAATCAGCAGTCCCTACGGGATGAGGCCGGTGCAGATCTTCGGGGGAACGCCTTTCGCTGCGGCGATTCGCAGTTACCCGGTGTTGAGCAACCCGACCAACCCCATCTTTTTCGCCGAGCCCGTCGCCATCGTCGCTGGAAATATCCAGAAGATCGCGGCGTCGCCCACCAATGCCACCACGGCCAATTCGCCCATCGGCGTTTTCCTCGGCGCGGAATGGCAGGACCCGATTCGCGGGTTCGTCAATTCGCAGTACCTGCCGGGAGGCCTGGGCACCACGGCCACCCAGGTGCGCTGCAAGGTCCTGGAACACCCTTGGGCGGTCTTCAAGATCCAGGCTTCTGGGCCGGTCAACAACAACCAGCTCCAACTGAACATGGGCCTCTTGGCCAGCTCGCTCGTTCCCGGCTCTGCCAACGGCAACATCGCGACCGGCGACAGTCTGATCGCGGGCGACGCGGCCAGCATCGCCGTCACCGCCACGCTCGCGCTCACCATCGTGGGCTTCCCCAATGCGCCCGGTTCGCAGCCGGGAGATCCCTTCACCGACGTGCTGGTGTGCTGGAACTTCGGCGTTCACCGCATGATGAACTCGCTCGCGATCTAAGGAGGATAAGTTATGGCGATCTCTAGAGCACAATTACTCAAGGAACTTATCCCCGGATTAAACGTCCTGTTCGGCGTGGAGTACAAGCGCTATCAGGAGGAGCACAAGGAGATTTTCGCCATCGAAAACTCCGAGCGTTCCTTCGAGGAAGAGGTCAAGATCACCGGCTTCGGTCCCGCCCCGGTCAAGCAGGAGGGCGAGGCCATGCAGTACGACGATGCCCAGGAAAGTTACGTGGCGAGATACACCCACGAGACCATCGTCCTGGGTTTCGCGATCACCGAGGAGGCTGTCGAGGACAACCTCTACGACTCGCTCAGCGGGCGCTACACCAAGGCGCTGGCGCGCTCGATGGCCCACACCAAGCAGACCAAAGGGGCGGCGGTCTTGAATAACAGCTTCGACCCGCTGCATCCCATGGGCGACGGCGTGGCGCTCTGTTCCACCGTGCATCCGCTCGTGACCGGGGGCCTCGTCAACAGCAACACGCCCGCGACCCCGGCGGATCTCAACGAGACCTCGCTCGAAAACGCGGCCACGCAGATCGCGGGCTGGGTGGACGACCGGGGCCTGTTGGTCGCGGCCAAGCCGCGCAAGCTGATCATCCCGGCGGGCCTCATGTTCACCGCGACGCGCACCCTGCGCAGCCAGTACCGACCGGGCACCGCCGACAACGACATCAACGCGATTTACACCAACGGGACCATCCCCGACGGGTATTTCGTCAACCATTACATTACCGACCCCGATGCGTGGTGGATTGTTACGGACATACCCAACGGGCTGAAGCATTTCGTCAGAGTCCCGCTGAAGACCGATGATGACGGGGATTTTGATACGGGGAATGTTCGCTATAAGGCAAGGGAGCGGTATTCCTTCGGCGCGAGCGATCCCTTGGGGGTCTTCGGTTCGCCGGGAGCTTGAGCGAAGTTAGTAAAGTCCTTCGCTTGGGGAGAAGGGCGGGTTATCTAAAAACCAGCTTGGGAATAATCTCGGGGGAGGTAACCTAAGTTGCCCAGTCAAGATAACTCGCCCGCTTACTCCGTAACCTCGGGCGCGGGCGGGAGCGCCTGTTCCTGCATCGCCGCCTGCTGATCCGCCGCCTGCTGCGCGCTCGCCTGATCGCTCTTGTGCTGGCGATCCGCCGCGCCTTCCTGGATGTCCACCAGATGCTTCAACGCGCCCTGGCGCTCGTCGCTCTGAAGCTGCGCGTGCTTGAACTGGTGGTCGAGGAAGGCCTGCCGGTCGCCCGATTGGGTGGCGGCGTGGGCGGTGCCTGCGGTAATCAGGGCGCGGTTGGTTTCGCCCTGGATCTGGGCCGCCGTGCGCCGCTCCTCGCTCGCCATCTTGGCTTGGTCGGTCTGGCCCTTCTGAAGCAATTTCTGCTGCTCCAGTTGCAGCTTGGCCTGATCGCTCTGCTGCTTGCCCTGCACCTGGGCCTGTTTGATCTGGAGTTCCTGTTGCTGCAACTGCACCATCGGGTCCTGCGCCTGCTGCTGCTGCTGGGTCTGCTGCTGCTGGGCCTGATTCTGGCCGAGCAGTTTCTGCGCCGCCTGGGCCTGGATGCCGCTTAATTGCTCCTCGACCTCGGGCGGCAGCTTGGTGGCGCTGTTGGGCAGGGGCACGCCCATCTGCATTTCGATGTCCTTGCGGTACTGGTAGGCGAGGTGCTCGGCGATGTGCGCCTGCCCCGCGCTCATGATCGAGGGCATCAAGGGCGACTGCTGCAAGGCCTGCTGGATCTTGGGGTCCTGGAGGAAGGCTTGGTGGGTCTGGAGGTGCGCCTGATGGTCCTGCCACTCGAAGGTCTTGACCGGCTTGCTCATCAGGATGTGCATGTTCTCGGTGACCGGGTCGGCGGGATCGATGTCGCTCTTGTCGGGCACAATCTGGTCGGCGTTGTCGATGCCCAGCACTTCGAGCATGGAGCGGTGCAGCAGCGGCAAATTGTAGAGCTGCGGGGCCTGCGCGGAGAGTTGCAGGGCGGCCTGATACTCCATGACGCGCTGCGCCACCGTGGCCGAGGCCGGGTCGCTCACCGGCACGATGGTGAGCGCCTGCGCGTAGTCCTGGCGCTTGGCGCTCTTGGGCGCGTTGACCGGGTCGTAGTCGTAGTCGGGGTCGGTGAAGTCTCTGATCAGCTCGGCCAGGATGGTCAGTTCCTTGCCGAGCGTGACGTGGAGCCGCGCCTGCACCGCCGTGATCACCTCGGTGGCCTGCTCGATCAGGGCGAGCATGGTGCCGACCGGCGCGTTCTGCGAGCTGGTGTTGATCTCCAAATCGGCGATGGACGCGAATGCCTTGCCCTCGCCGACCAGCATCTGAAGTAACTGGAAGAGGACCGCGCTCGGCTCTTTGTATGGCAAAGGAAACACGCTGTCGGCGATCTTGCCGGTGGGGATATCGACGTCGCGCCACTCGCCCGGTTGAATCGGGTCGCTGTCGCCCTTGACGCGCATGCCCCTGGTCTTGAGGCCACCGGGCAAGTTACTCAAGGTCCCGGCATCGACGAGCTGGCGCAGGATCGAGGTGCAGCCCTTGCCGATGCCGCCGATTAAGTGGAGCAGGCCGAGGCCGTAAGCGCCCTTCCAGGGCACGTAGCGGTAATGGGCAAAATAAGGTATTTTTGTCTTTTCCGGGTCCTTCTCGCGCCAGTTGCGGCGCACGGCCAGCACCTGATTCGAGTTCTGCTCGATGGTGACGATGTAGGGCACGGGCTCGTCGCCGTCGTCCAGGTCGTCGAACTTGAGGTCGGCGTGGATCTCGCGGATGGTGAGCAGCTCGTTGAGCGCGTAGCTCGGGCGCATGCCCGCGAGGCGGCTCACCTTCTCCTCCACGCGGCTCAGTTCGACCGGCGCTTGCGAGAGCGCGACGTCGCGGTAGAAGCCGCGCTGCTGGAGCCGGATGACGTCGGTGAAGGCCTGTTTCATCAGGTGCGTGTAGCGCGGGCAGCTCTCCAGATTCGGAAAACCGTACGGCTGGATGAAGTCGCTCGCGGCCACGAACTGGGCCATGGGCCGCTTGGTGAGCGGGTCGAAGTAGACCTTGCGGAAGGCCGAGCCATCGACCGGCAGCGCGAAGAGCAACTGCTCGGTTTCGTCCCGGTATTCGGGCATTTTCTCGACAATCCAGTGATTCAGGTCCGCAGCTACCCGTTTGGCCTGGGCGAGCTTGGCGTGGTCGGCCTCGCCGATGATCTTGGCGTGCGCCGGTCCCTCGGCGGGGAAGAGCTTGGTGATCGACTTGGACTGGAAGCGCACCGCCGATTCGAGGATCATGGGGTGGACGATGCCGCAGGCCCCCGGCCACGGCATGGTGCGCTCGGTGACCTTGATGCCGAGCAGGTCCAGGCCCTCGGTGAGCGCCGATTCCCACTCCTTGCGCGAGCCCAGGTCCTCGTCCACCGCCTGCTTCAGGTCGCTGGCGAGCGCGAGCAGGGTCTGCTCGGGCAGCAGCTCGGCCAGATTGACGTCGTGCGGCTCCTCGGGGCCGCCCAGTCCCGGCAGCGGGTCGCCGTAGTGGATCTCGACGCCGCCGTCGGGCAGGCGCACCACCCGGCCCGTGTCCTGCGCTGCCGGATATTCCACCACCGGCATGGACGGGTCGGCGTCATAGCGGCGCATGGATCGCTCGATCATCGGGGGCTTTCCTTACACGACGAGTGTATCTCACGAGTAAGTGCCTCGGGGAGCGTGGGTTGAGCGCGCTTTTGCCCGGTGATTCCCGTGGCACTACTTACGTTGTAGCGATTACTACAATTAAGTTCACGGGGAAAATAAAATGTACCGGAAAACTATTGCAACTCGTTTTACGCAGTCGTATCATCATCTGGAATTCTTTAATTCAGCTATCTTTTATTTGGTTGTGAAGTCGCAGTGAATGCGTTAGAGTGACCGTATCAGCGTCGGGACGATCCCCGCAGAAGCCGAACCGAGCCATCGGTGCCCCGGCTAGAGCGGGCCAAGGCCGTACGCGGCAGTGAAACCTGCCATTCCGGGTGCTTCTCAGCTCCCGGTCCCTGTGAACAATTTAACGAGGAGAAGTGTGCCTAATGAGTATGCCTCCTGTCGCGCTGCGGACGGCTGGCTTTTTGACCGTCCATTTCATCGCGCGCTACGTCGGCGTGGTTTCGGCGACGGCGCGCAAATGGTTTGAAACGACCGACGGCAACGGCGCGCGCAGGCCCATCGACGGCGTGGTGGACATGCCCGCCGGGAGCCAGCGCAACCGCTACTATATTCCCGAGAAGGTGGCGCGCGAGGTGCTCGCGCGCATGAATTTCCCCGCCGCCATCATCGACGGCCTGATCGAGGACCACCGCGCCACTCAGAACGGGACCGCGCCCAAGCGCGCGGCCAACGGCAAGAAGCGCGGGCGGCCCCCCGGCAAGAAGAAACCGGAGCGCGAGCGCGCGGCGCGGTCGCGCCGGGTGGCGTCATGAGCGCCGCGCATTTCATGGAGACGCCCTACGGGCTCTACCGGCGGGTCGCCGACGCGCGCAACGACGTGGCCTGCGCGCTGCGCTACCTGCGCGCGAGCGAGGGCGAGGGCCGCCTGATCGAGTTGTCGGTGGCGAGCGAGTCCATCGCGCTGCACTGCCTCGACTGGGTGCTGGGCCGGGAAAACGGCAAGGCCTTCGAGGAGCACCTCCAGGCGCTGCGCGTGGTGCGGCCCGAGATCGAGCGCAGGCTCAAGGAGCCAACGTCATGACCGAGCCCGTGATGCGCGGCGAGAGCGAGTTGCAGCTCGCCCACGACATCCTCGGCATGGCGGTCTGCTACGGCATGGAGGAGGGCTTCTTCGAGAGCGAGCGGGAGCAGGCGCACGTGAGCGATCTGGCCAAGGTGCTCTGCTGGTGCCTGGGCCACACCCACCGCAACGAGTTCGGCGAGCTGCTCCAGGAGCTGGCCCAGCGCCTGCGCGCGGTGGGCTACCTCAAGACCGAGGCAGAAATGCGCGAGCTGAAGGAGGCGGGGGATGATTCCAGGGGCCACCCCGGAGCCGGGGCCAAAACCAGAACCGAACCTATGTCCTAAGGGCTATCCAGCCGTCCAAGCCAAGCAGGTTGGACAAGAGAATAGGATAGCAATACCGGATTGTAGTGTGCTCGTCGGGGGTACTGCATGAGTACCAGACGGCCACGCCTACTCGATCTGTTCTGTTGCGCTGGTGGCGCAGCCGAAGGCTACCACCGTGCCGGGTTTGATGTTGTGGGTATCGACATTAGGCCGCAGCCAAGGTATCCATACAACTTCCTTCAGGGGGATGCGCTAGCATTCCTGGCCGAACATGGGCGTGAATTCGATGCGATCCACGCATCGCCACCGTGCCAAGCCTACAGCGACATGAAGTACATGCCAACAGCCGGGAAGCACCCGGAACTCATTGTCCCAACGAGAGAATTACTGCTTCAGATTGGTAGGCCATATGCAATCGAGAATGTCGAAGGCGCACCGCTTGAAACTGGCTCACTATTCGGCGGGATAACGCTCTGCGGCTCCATGTTTGGTCTGCGGACCAACAGCCACGAACTTCGGCGGCATCGGCTATTCGAGATCAGTCCGAGTATGCCGCAGCCAGTATGCGCCCATTCCGATCTGCCAGTGATCGGCTTCTACGGCGACCATGCCCGGATTCGGCGCAGGGTCAACGGTAGCAAGGACCGGGGCAAGGACATTACCGGACGAGACCGCAAGTTGGCACTCGTCAAGGAACTAATGGACATCGACTGGATGGAATGGGAAGAAGCGGTCCAGGCGATCCCGCCAGCTTACACGGAGTACATTGGGCGACACCTGATGGAGACCGTTGGTTCAGTCTCTTTGATTTCTCAGCGGATTCCAGTGTGCCCAAGCACATCAGAATCCGCAGAAAGAAAGCCACCAAAACCGAACCCGTGTCCTAAGTGCGGCGCGGACCTGCCCGACCGCAATATGACTACCGCGCCCTGCGAGAAGTGCCTCAACACGGCCTACCTCGCGACCCTGCGCGACCGCGAGGGCGAGGCGCTGGTCAAGGACCCGAATCCGCTCTACCACGTGGCCATGGGCAAGGGCCGCCTGCGCCATATCGTGCTGCGCAGCGATAACGGATTTTGCTTTTGCGGGGAGAAGCCGCAGGGGCCGCGTAAACAGTGGCTGCGCGTCCACCTGCGCGAGCTGCCCAAGGATGTCTGTACCGATTGCCTGCGCGCGGTCGAACACGTACTGCGCGCCATCCACCCGGTGTAGGAGGAATTATGTTGACGGTTCATTTCGTTTTAATGGTTTTGGCGTTGATCTGTCTGGTGCTCGCGGCGCTGGAGATCCACGCGCCCAAGCTCAACCTGCTGGCCTTGGGCCTCGCGTTCTGGGCCTGCTCGGTGCTGGTGCAATGATGCAAGACGACGAGTTCTTCGACGACGGGCCTAATCTGGCGCGCCGGGGCGACCCGGTGACGTCGCATCTCGCCGCCGACCAGTTGGTCGAAAGCGGCAAGTGGCGCAACCAGAAATACCGGGTGCTCGCCTGGATGAGCGAGCACCGGCTGATCGATAACCGCTCCAGCCTGACGGCCAACGAGCTGGCGAGAGAGAGCGGGTTGCCGCATCCCCTCTGCCACAAGCGCCTGCCGGATCTGCGCAAGGAGGGCTTGGTGTGCATGGCGGTGCGGCGCGACTGCCGGGTGACCGGCCTATTGGCCTACACGTGGCGGTTGACGACGCCCGAGGAGCGCGCGGCGTGGAGGGGGGATGGCAATGATGACGAAACAGGAGAGGGCGATATGGCAAAGGCGTTGACGAAGGCCGAGGCGAGCGTCCTGGCCGAATGCGAGGCGGTGATCGAGCGAGGGCTCTCTACATTTATGGAGGTGGGGCAGGCGCTCTTCCAGATTCACGCCAACCATCTCTACCGCGACCATTACAAAAGTTTTGAAGACTACTGCCGCCTGCGTTGGACGATCAGCCGCCAGCGCGCCTACCAACTAATCGATGCGGTTGGGGTGGTGGCCAACATTGGGG